ACTTAATCGTGGAATAGATCCTAGTAAAAGGATTTAACGATGTCATTTCTTTATACAACTGCGGAAACAGTTGTGTCGCATCTATTTCACCACTCGGATCTAGCAAAACTTGCTGCCGGATCTTTTCACGCGCGTCACCTAAACTATCAACCAACTCGCCTGCTAAATTCCCAAAGTATTGTGCAGCAGGATCTGCAAGATCTGCTCTGAATCGCAACAACTCTGACTTTAGTCTTTCAATTTTACCGAATGCCGTTTCTGTAGCGATATTTTCCAAAGCATTCGCAAATCGACCTGCTCCAGATGTCGCATCACGAAGCGATTCACGCACTTCATTGATTGAAATGTCGCCATCTGCCATTCGCTGGCGAAGATCAAACATGCTCTCGCCGGTTTTCTCAGAAATAAACATGAGCGGGTTAAATCCAGCCTCAACCAACTGACGAAGTTCCTGACCTTGCAGTCGAGTGTTCGCAGTTATCTGCCCAAACGCAAGAGACAGTCTTTGTAATGCTTCGGTCGAGCCTCCAGAGACATCACCTAATTGCCGGAGAGTACCCATCACTTCAGACTGCGATACACCATACTGGAGTAATGTAGTAACCCCTTGCTGAGCCGCACCAAGAGTAATCGGAGTCTCTGCCGCCAATCCTCGGATCTCGTTCATGAGCCCTGCTGCGACTTCTGCCGACCCAGTAAACGTCTGGAACTGCCTCTGCGATCTTCCGATCTCTAAAGCGTCAGCAATGCCCCCCCGTATCTGTCTAATCGCTGCATACATCGCAGATATAGCTGATATCTGCCTCAATAGTGCAGTAGTCTGCAACGCCATTCCTTTGACAAATGCGTTTTGCTGAACATTTCCTTTTTTCTGTTCCTCGTAAAGTCTTTTGTGCTCTTCTCTTAATTGCTTCAGTCTTGCATCGAATTGCTTAGAACCGACATTCCCTGCCTTGAATTCCGTAATCAAGTCACGGGTAGCTTGCCTATTCTTCTGCATGGGCGTTATTAAGCTTTGTAATCCGGCACGAACACCTGCAAGTCTTCTCTGCTGTTCTTGATACACAGGATTAAGTTCACGCATAGACTGCATGATTCGCTTTTGCTCTGCCGCGACCTCTTCAGGAGAAAGCATACCGGCAGCACCAAGAGCACGAACGCCTGTCATTTGTCTAGCTAATGCACGGCGAGGATCTAGCCTATCGCGAATTGCTTGTGCTTCTCGCTTTTGCTTTGACAACAGTGCCGCTTGTGCATCAGCCTGTCTTTTTATTGCCGCCGATTGTTTATTTCTTTCCGCCTCAAGTTTTTTTAATTCATCAGAAAGTCGCCTAGCGGATCTCGCCTCTTGATCCGACGCTCTTTTTGCCCTTAACTTCTCAGCAATAGCATTCCTCTGCATGTCAACTTCACGCTCAATTGCTCTAGCAACTGCTCGCAGTCTGTCTACCCTTTCTCTGTCTTCTTTGCTGAGAACTCTGTAGTGTCCGACGCTTTGAACTATTTGAGATGCTTGCTGGCGTAAACTTTCTACGAACGCTCTTGCTTCTCTGCCGCCACCTTTTGTCTTTACTGCAAGATCGGCAATAGACCGGCTAAACATGTTAACCGGTCTTGCGCCGCTTTCTATAAGCTTCTGCATACCCTGCATTTGGATACCAAAAGCTTCGACAGGAGTTCGCGACTCCAAGAATACCTTTTTGAGTGCTGTAACTTCCTTTCGAGAAGAAACTATGCCTTTCTGAAAGCCTTTAGTATCTGCAATAAGATCATAAACAAGTGTTCCGAGCTTATTAGTTGCCATACTTTTGACTCATCATTTGCAATGCGGCGGATGGGCTTACGCCCTTTTGCTTTTCGCTGGCTTTCATTTCGTCAGCGACAACACTCTCATAGGCTAGCCATGCATCGATAACCCTTGGAGGCACATTGTCCATCCAAGTTATTGGATCATCGATACATAGCTCTTTGCAGATACGAAAAGCAAACCTCAATCGATGGTTGATTTTCAACTCTCGCTTGAGTCTTGCTATTCGTCCTTTTTTCCCACTTCTTCTCCATTGAATTCGACGATCGCTGCATAGATCTTATCTAGCATGTGAGAGTCAGATTCAAACAGATCTTTAGCCTCTTGCTCTGTGAACATCGGAGTGTTTTCATCGGCCATTACTTGGTCAACAATCGCATGTATCCGACGCAGTGCAAAAGTCTCTTCATTTAGCTTGCCGTTTTCGTCGTATAGCCGAGCAGTTCTGCGTGACCGCTGAACCTCTCCGGTTGAACGCACTAGCAATTCACCGAGCCCATCAACAACAATTTTCTTGCTTTTTGGTTTAACGGCATTTAACAATTGTTCTTTAGTTATCGTCGTAGCCAAAGTCTGAATCCTCACTTTCAGGTTCTACAAATAAATCAACAGGTAACTCAGGAGCTTGAACAGTCGTCACCTCGTCACGATCAAGAAGTTCAAGAACTTGCAGTTCGATCTCTTCAGCTTCCTCTTTACTGAAACCATTGCCAAGCAAAAGCTTGGAGCCTTCAGCGAAACCGATAAAACCTGCATGCTTACCGTCCACAAAGACTCTCCACTTGTTGAGCTTGACCATTGGTCTAGACCCATCAGGTGATCGTCTAATGCTGCGACCCTCAAATTCCTTAATCGTGACGTTTAGTGACTTGCTCATAGCTACTAAGTTGCCTCAGCGGTAAAGGTAGGTTCCGTTCCAACTCCATCGAGCTTGAACGTAAGCGTCATCATCATCAACTCATTATTAACAAGTTCTGGCAATGATGCATTAGTTAAAAAGCCACTAGCAGTATAAGTAGCGTTGGTTCCGTTTGAGGCGTTAACAATCGGAAACGTGATTGTAATATCCTCAACGGTTCCCAAGCTAGGAATGCCAGCAGTGTCTTGGTCGAAGATTGCTTCGATTTGAACTTCGCCGGGATCTGCTAGGTCGCCCGGAATCGAGCTAATCCAGTTAGTCGTTCCGAGGTGGCTCGAGTCGATTGATGGCAAGCTATGCTCACCAAGGTTTAAACTACGGACGCTCCCAACTGAGCCGGTGCTCGACAAAGTAAGCGTTCCGCCATTTCCGGTATCGGCCATTCTGTTTCTCCTTTATGAGGTGGTCGTCCGATAGGTTACGAAAAAATCTAACGTCGTAATGAATCGCCTCTCGTCCGAACCCACTTCGGGTCTGAGAAACGCATACTGTTCACCGCTTGCTAAACTGATCTCATGGATGAATTGACCATTCTGATCACCGCGATGTTTCTTCTCTAACGCCAGCCTCACTGCGTCTGCTAACTGATTTGCTTGCAGTCTTGTGTCCGCAAGGCAATCGATCTGTATCCTAGCACGGGAAGCATTCACTATTCCCGTCAAATGCTCATTTGGCAAAGTGTCGATGACTGTATAAACAATCACCGGCATTGCAACCTGCTCTGGAGGCACATCGCTGAACATGCGAGTATTAACCAAAGCAGCAACCGAGGAATCTGCTAGCGTCAATGTTCGTATCGTTGCTCCGATATCAGGCATTGATGATCCTCGTTATTTCTTGTTTCAACATTTCTTTTATTCGTCGATCTACTGACGATTCAGTTTCGTCTCCACTGCTTCTCCAAAAGCCTACAGGAGGAGTTTTTTTGGGATTATCGCCCTTATACGGGTCGCCGAAAATGTACTTTAAATGTCCGTATTCCGCACTCGATGCGTATTGGTTAGCCTTGCCCTTTGTCGTTACCCTAACCTTTATGATATGTTTAGGAACATTCTTTTTTATTCGTCGAGGGCTGGTAATTCCTTTGCTCAATGCACCGGGAGTCACATTCGATCCCCACGCTGGTCGATCATATGACGAGCCATCTAAGTTGCCCGCCTTTCTCCTTACTTCTTTAGCGAAAATCGTTGCAGCGTTCCGCATCGCTTTATTCAATCCGATTTCTCTTACTTCAATTGGCAACTTTTTTAGCAAAGCCTCGACATCTCTGGTTTGCTTAATGTGAAGCCTTATACCTGGCACTGCCATCAGATGTTCCTCTTTAGTTCGATTCTCATCTGTCGCCGCCTGCCCTCTGGATCGAAGACACTTACGACGTTGTAAACAATGTCATCGATAATGCATCGCATATCAGTCGTAACATTCTTGCCGCCATGATACTCGCCATGCAGAACATGCGTCGTTTCTGGCTGAACTTGACGACCTCTGAGAACTTCCCCACCTCTAACGGTCTGAAAGCTACATGGGTAAGCAACGATTTCATCTGACCAACTCGAGCCAGACTTGAAATCGTAGTTACCATGTGCGTCCTGCACTTTGTTGTGCGTCTGGAAAGTAACTCGATACTGCCTGCGACCTTGCATCATGGATAAGTCTTCCTCATTGCAGTCACTAGCAGATTGTCATATGCATCATGATGTCGTTTACGATAGTCATCGCCACGATCTTCAAAGTACATCCCGACCTGCAACAGGATTAGTTGCTTAAAAATGGCAGGCACGTTTGCAGCAGTTCCGTAACCGACTGTCATCGAGACTTCGATTCCGTTGTGCTGTGAGGCATAACTCGGCCATTCTTGGTCGTACTTTAGGTAAATCAGTTGCTCTCTAGCATCGAGCCCATAAACCGACGTAGCGAGCGTCTGCTGCACGTTGCTGTCGTCGTAGTAGGTGATGCTTGATATTGAGCTAACAGGTCTTATTCCGATCTGTATGGGCTTAGACTCCTCTGGGA